TTCAAGTTCCTATTCATTCTACATATGATGCACTTACTAATAGTCCTGCAAGTGATGTAAATATACCTGTAGAAGCTAAGTGTCATTGGGGTATGATGAAGATGGATGAAATCTGTGATATGTATGCTGCACAATGCCAGCACCATATTTATACTGCTGATACTGGTTATTGTTTTCTTACTGTATTTTTTGGTCTTGGTGCCAGAGTTGAATACAGAAAGATACTTCGTGACCAAAGCTTCATTGATGCTTACTTGCAAAATGCCAAGCAATGGTGGAACTGGTATGAATATGGTATAAAGCCAAAAGGTGCAGAAGAGCTTGATATGCCTGACTGGACTGACACCTACACTATGCAGTTGTCAGAACTAGAACAGTTTGACTCACAGCTTGCCAAAGAAGTTGATTTCAACTGTCAATCTGTAATTGCAGAAAAGCAAGCCAAGAACGATGCAGACTTTGCAAAACTTGAGTTGAGAAACCTTATGCCTAAAAAGTGTCGTAAGATGACACATGAGCTAGGTGGCAATCTCAAGGGCAATATACTAACCATGACCAGAACTAAAGGTCGTGAACCATCAATCAAAATATCTACAAAGAAGGAGGATAAATAATGGCTATTGGTGTACCTAAATCTGTCTATCAAAACCTTGCTAGTATTGACACTAGCGACTTAACTGAGAAGAAGGGTAGGTTTACTTACCTTTCTTGGACTCATGCCTGGAATAAAGTCAAGGCTAATTACCCAAATGCAACCTTTGAGAAGAAAGTGTTTGTTGACAATCAAAACAATACACTTCCTTTTATGAGAGATACAAAGGGTAATACTTTTGTTGAAGTTTCTGTAACTATTGAAGACATTACATTGTCTGAGATATATCCAGTAACTGACAATGTAAACAAATCAGTACAGTTTCCTGATGCTTTTCAGGTCAATACTGCTTTACAAAGAGCTTTAGCTAAATGTCTTGCTTATCATGGCTTGGGTATCAATATATATGCTGGTGAGGATCTACCTGTAGACGTATCTAATCAGGAAGAACATCGTATTGCTGATGAAAAGTCTTCAGAATTGATCAAAAAAATCAATACAGTTAAAACTATCAAAGCTCTTGAGAGCATTGGAAATGACATAAAGAAATTTGATTTTCCACCTTTTTTCAAGACCAAGCTAAAGTCTGCTTATGCAAACAAGAAAAGACTTCTTGGAGAAAACAAAGCACAGAATTTGTAAGGTCCACAAATGTAGGATGGTATTGGTACTACCCTTACAATAAAGAAAGGGCTTCTAGCAAAAGCTAGAGGCCCTTTCATCCCCACCACTGCCGAGTCTAGCCGTGATTCAGTATAATAAACATAAAATATAAAAAAAAACTATTCACATTGAGAGAAAGACCCCTCTTATAGGGTTGAGGAGTCTTTCTTGGTGCTATAGTGTTTTATAACCAATAAAGTTTAAAAGGAGTATTCACAATGTACGAAGATGATCCAGACGCAGAAAATTATGACAAGTATGGTACATACTATCCAAAGTATTATATACCCACTACTCAAAGCTCCTTAGGCTTTGTTACAGACTATCAAAGAAACTTAGCTATAGAACAGGTATCAAAATGGAATTACACCTGTCCAAATCGTCGTAAAGCTAAAATTGTTCAGTTAATTAAAAGGATGAACCTTCAAGCATTTCACGAAGATGAGGACCTCTTGATTTAACCTGACCCCATTTCGAGTTTTGCATTTCCATTCCTGCTGTAAATACATCTTTTTCTTCAATGGCTTTCCAAAACTTTTTAAACTTGGAAAATCTATTCCAACCCATATTGAACTGCATAGACAACAAAACAATCTGAACATTGTCAGGTAACTCTCTCCAAAAAGGTTTATGTTTGTCTAATTCCTGTGAGTGTTTCTCTAAGTCTCTTGCAAGAATAAAGTCTGCTGTTTCTTGGTCAATACCTTCTTCCAAGTTATGACCATAGCCGATTGTCAAAACGCCAACTGTATCTTTATAAGGTTTAAGTTCACAACCTTCATGTAATTTTATTGTATCAACTAAGTTTTTCATTTCTTTAACCCTTTCATGCCACGAAGTCCAAATGAAGCTGCTATTGATGCATAGATAGCCCATTGAAACCATTGAGGAGTTTGAGCTAATGACTCAAATCCCTTTTCAACAAATGGTTGTAATGGAGGGATAAAGTTCATGGCTATAATAATTATAAATAAAATTGTATATGCTTCATCTTTCCACGAATCTTTAGAAGCTTCTGCCATTACCTTTTCCCATCCAGCTTCATGGGTAGCCATTGTTTCCATAACTTTGGCTTCAGCTTTGGCTTTTGCTAGTGAAGCTTCACCAGCTGCTTTAGTTTTCGCTACTTTAGATTTCATCCATGTTGAAGCAAGATTTGCTATAGGTCCTATAAGTGCTTGAAACATCAGTTAGACCTTCCCATAAATAAACCAAGTGCAACTGCTTGAGCTGACGTCAATACTGACACCATGCCACTCTGTTCTAAAGATGGTGAATCCAAACCAATATACCAAAAAACTACAGTATAGGTTAGATACATATATAAAAGGATTAATGCTCTTGGTATGATCTTAAAACTATCAATAGCATGAGTCCATTTTTCTACGACTTCTGGGCTTGGTCCCATTATAGTCCTCCTTGTCTTTTAAGATAAAATAAATATCCTAGCCACATTATCAAACCACCTACGATTGTACAAAGAAAAATTACACCTATAATGTTTATTACTTTTTGTCTAAACTCAGCTTGAGCATATAATTGTTCTTGTCTTTGTTTTCTAATCTTGGCTTGCATTCTTAATAAATCACTCCAGGCATTAGGTCCATGTGTTAGATTTATCCAGTTACGAAGCTCCTCTTCCATAGCTTCTGCTTTCTTCTTAGCAGCAAAAGCATCCATTGCCTCTTGCTCAACAGAAGAGCCAGCAAATAACTTTTTGAATAGAGGAGGGTTCTTAGACATTTTTTCTGCATGGTTTATATCAGAGATAGCTCCCATCCATCTTCCAATATCTCCATACATAGATTCCACATCTCTTGATGCTTGGAATCCTTTTTTTATTAAATTAAATGTAGCTGTAGCTGTAGCAAGAGCAGTTACTGGGTCCACTTGTTATAACTTATCCATTTCGGCTTTTACTTGTGACCATGTAACACCAAACTTACTTGGGTCAGATTCTTCAATTGCACTATCATGTTCATCTTTACCAACGATTTTTCTAAAGGCATTATTAAACTTTTCTTCTGTATCTATTACAGCATCTGCTCTTACAACGTATTCATCTATTCCTAAAGCAGTTAAAGCTTGGTCTATTTTATCTAAATTCATCAGCCTTTAATCTCCATTGCTGTTATCCCACAAGAATGTCCATAAGGATTTAATGTTCCTTTTTTAGAATTAGAAACTCTAGTTTGAATGTTAAATGTAATTTCTGAAGTTGTATTTGGTGATATTACAGTTCCAGTAAATGAACCAAGTGAACCATAACGATAGCCAGGATTTGTAGGTATATTTATAACACCACTTGATAGAGGATAATTCGATTGGCTACCACCTATTGTAGTTATAATTCTATAGTCAGTTTGAGCTTCATTACTTGTCGAACCATTACCTCTGTCTAACATATAATGTATAATAATTTTACTTGATGTAGCTGTAGGTGTTATTTTAAGACAATCACTGTCAGCATATAAACTTGTCCAAGTGTAATGAGTTTGAACTTGATGACCAGTAGTTTTATTTAAAGTAACAGTTTGTATTATTGAACCAGTAGGCATATTAGCAACAGCCATTGTTCCTAACTTTGTTGCAACTATTCCAGCATTTGATGCAACATCTGCATTAACAATATTTAAAGCGCCTAGCTTAGATTTAGGTACAGTAGCTGAAGTTCCTAAAAGGTTGGCGAGGTT